CTACAAGAGTAGAGAAGCCAGAGATAAGGCCAGATAGAACGCTTCCTACGACCTTTAGAGCGGTTGAGAGAACGGTTCCGATAACTGGTGCTAGAACGTCACGGGCGAAGGTTGCTACGGCCTTAAATAGGGTTAGCAGTGGTTTCAGCTTATCTTCATTGTCCTTAACTGTATCTGCTACCTGAGCAAAAGCCTTGAAGAGAGCAGTAACGACTGGAACCAGGATAGTTTTAAGAGTAGGGATAATGAACTCATTAAGGAAAGTCCACATTTGCTTAAAAGCAGGTACAAGAGTCTCAGTGACGAATACTGAAACGTCGTCCATGACTGGCTTTAGGTTCTCGCCTAGTTCATCGGCAAACTCTGAGATTCTAGGGATTACGTCATTAACCAGCCCAGATACAAGTGGAGTAATTGCATCGAGGATAAAGGCTCCGACTGTCTCCTTACCTTCATCGAAGGCGACCTGAAGGCGCTGCATCTTGCCCTGGAAAGTATCGGCCTGAGTTGCAGCCTGACCTCCAAAGGTTTCAGCCAATTTAGCAGTGATCTGCTCCATCGACATAGTTTTAAGTTCTGCAGCTGAAAGTCCGATACCAAGCTTTACAAGTCCTGCAGTATTGCCCTCCTGAGCCTTTGCGAGGGCGTTAGAGACGGCTTCGAGTGACTTGCCTGAACCAGCGGAGATATCCAGAGCAATACCCTGGAGTCGCTGAGCTTCTGCTACATCTTTAGTCGCAGTAACCAGGCGCTGAAGAGATGGGCGAAGTTCATCGTCGGTTACGCCAGTAGCGAGGGTAGTTTTAGTTATGTAATCTTCTGTAGCGCCTATCTGGGCATCTGTAGCGCCAGTGACGTTCTTTAGGGCAGTAGCAAGGCGTAGCTGAGCCGCTTCATCCTCGATAGCAGACTTAACGCCATCTATGGCTAACTTGCCAGCATAGGCGACGGCTGCCGCTCCTGCAGCTGCGAAGGCTGCTCCTGCGACTTTACCGAACTTGCCTAACTTATCTCCGAAGCCTTGAACTTCATTATCGGCAGTACCGAGTTTTTTCTTTAGATCATCTACATCGGCAAGGATGGATAACTTCAGCGTTCTGTTGCCAGCCATTAGTCATACTCCTTTAAGATGCGGTCGAAAGCGGCTTCCCACTTTGCAATAAGTTCTGGCTGAATACGGCGAAGGGTTGGATAGATGAAATAGCCAGCATTTCCTCTGCCCTTTACTGGTGTTCTATTAGGGAACTGCTTATAGCGATTGGAACCGAATTCCATACCGTATAAGAGATCTAAAGTAGAACCGCCGCCTGAAAACTTTTGACGGGCGAATCCATAAGAGAACTCGCCCACCTTTGAAGTCTTGCTAACTTTAACGCCTGAAGCGATGCGCTGAGCAGCCGTACCAGATACGGTACGAGTACCTGCTGCTTGCTTAATCTCTGCAGCTGCATATTCAGCGAGGGCGGAGGATTCCTTTTTGGCTTCCTCCACCGCCGCTGCGTCCATAGCCTTGAAGGCCTGAATAATGGCTCGCATATCACCTTTATCGTAGGTGATCGCGTCACTTGCCATTACGCGCCTCCAGTATCTCTATAGCCGTTAATATGTCTTCTGCGGTTTTCCACTCACTCATTGGTATCTGCGTAGCTATTGCTAGTTCAACCAGTAAGCGGCTTATGCTTCCGCGCTTGTGGCTTTTGGGCTATCAGTGCCTACTTCAATATCGACTACTGACTCCATCCAGATATCCAGTGTCTTAACTGGCTTTCCGGCGGCTTCACGCTTCATCGCACTATGCGCTACGAAGAGAATATCCCACATGCCAGCGAAGGCGGAGATATCCTTTTTAGTTGCCATTTCCCACTTAGCGAAATCTGGCGGATAGGCCACGTAGGTAGCCTCATCCCCAGACACGTATTTAATTGTGATTTCTTTTTTCATTGTTTGCTCCCGTTCTAGTTACTACGCGCTGAAGGTTTCAGACGGTGTTCCTACGACTGTAAGTGTCCATGAATCTGTCTGAGCTGATGGTGCTGCTCCACCGACTGATGGGAATACTGGCAATACGTTAAACGCGAATACCGCGCCTGTCGCTGCAGTAAGTGATACTGCGAGAGTAGTGTTTGGTGCTGATTCAGCAGCCGCCCACATAGCCTCGAATAGTGATGATGCTGCACCCCAGTCAGCGAGGAGCTCTACTGCGAGTTCCCACTGATCGTCGGTGTGCTTGTAGGCCTTTCCATCGAGTGTCTGAAAAACGTCGATGGTAGGTGTGTTGGTAAGTGTGACGCTAGTAGCCTGTGCATCGTATGCAGCTGATGCGATGGTGAGGGTCAGGTCGCGCCCCGTAATAACGGTTGTTGCCATTTTGGGTTCTCCTTAGTTTGTCTGCGTGTAACGAACGTTCACGCGAATATCTGCGACCAGCAGTGTGCTAGCGCCTACTTGTGTAACTGTTGGCCTTTCGACCGTTGAAACCTCATAGCCTGCTGGGATACGGGTTACAACACTTGTTATTAGCTGCTCTAGGTTGTCCTGGCTAGCTGGGTTGCTATTGTAAGCAACTGCGCAGGTAATGGTGAAGTTCAACTTTGCTCTGAAAGTATCTTTACCGATTGTCTCGAACTCCATGTATGGAGAATCAGGAACTACCATAACTGCTGGTACTGGAACGCTCTCTGGAACGTAGGAAAAGACGTTAGCAGTGACTCCAGATAAAGCCGTAGCTAGTGGAGTACGAACTGCAGATAAGATCGTAGAAGCGGTCACTGGGCGATGCTCTCTACATCTACGTAAGCGCCTAGAAGGCCTGCTACGCGGTTATATAGGCTGCGACCCATGCGATAAGGGCTAGGAGCGAAGTCCACGCCTTCAATTTGTCCACCAGGAGCAGTACGTGACTGGAATACCTCGACGGAAACTACGAGGATGGCAGACTCGACCGCTGATACTCCTACATAAGTAGAAGCTCCGGATAGCGTTGCAGAGCCTGCTGGGATTACGTTCTTTTCAAGAATATCTGCATTAGTAATAGCTGCAGTAAAAGTATATTCAGTAGTGCCGGCGAGAACTGTGTGGGTTCCGTTAAACGGTGAACCGCAACCAGTAATAACTACGCTCTGGCCTTCTGTGAACTCATGGATAAGAGTAGTAGTAAAGGTCGCGACGTTATCGTTCAGCGATACCTTAGAAACTGGTGAAGAGTAAGTCTGGAGCAGTGGCAAGATTACCTGCTCGCTTGTGTCCACAATATCTGCTAAGTAAGCGTCATCGTAGAGAGCAGAAGAAACACCGAGCACTGATCGCAACTGGGCGACGGTAATGATGGATGGCATTTCTTCTGCTTTCTATGATGGGTGGGGAGCGACCGGGAGCAGCCGCCCCCCACGATTAAGGGGTTACGCTACGTTGAGCTTACGGAACGCTGCTGGGTAGCGGTTAACTACTGCTGCATAGCCGTAGAGGCCGATTTCGAGCTGACCGTTTGCGACGATATTGGCGCGGAGCTGGATTTGACCGCTCTCGTGGAATCGCATCGCGTTTGATGGGTAAACGAGTGCATGCTTTGCGTTTGCATCGTCACCTGTGTAGTTAGGATCTACTACAAGGTTAAGTCCTGCGACTGTACCTGAAGTTGAACCCTGAGCGACAAGGCCGTTAGCGTTCTGTGGAGCTGCTGCTGCATAGAGTGGGCGACCTGTTGAGTCTACTGCGCCGAGAAGTCCAGCGAAGTCGATTCCGTCTTCTCCGCCTGTGTTAGCGACGAGCAAACGGTTTGGAGTCATGCGCATTACGCCGAAAGAATCAGCAATACCAAGAGCGATAGCCTTGTAGATTGTTGATGAAGAAGACTGTGTAGCGTTCTGTGCAGCGATTTGTGCAGCGTATGCGTCTGTCTTCTGTGCGTAAGATGCAGCGAGCTCACGGATATAGAGATCCAAGAAGCTAGGGTCTGAGCGGGCTACGAGCTCTAAATCGAGGACGCCAGCGCCCGCGAACTTGACTACAAAAT